TTGTGGTGTCAATTGCAAAATATTTGTCAGAACCCTGCTTGATGGTAAATGTGTCTGAGGTGTTGTCGGTAATTGCTACGTTAATGGTAGTGCTATCTGGAGAAATGCTGTCTAGCGCTATATCTCCTACGTTTGTTATATTATTATCGTTAAAAGATGTAGCAGCCAAGGAAGTTGTCCCTGTAGCTGTCAAATTACCATTAATGGTTGCTTGAGATGCCGTGAGTCCTGCTATAATTAAATCTGCTGCTGCATAGCCTGTAGCGCTTGTATTGACAGTTGTGCTTGGAACAGTTTGAGTATCTGCAAACAATCTAAAACTGTTATCTGTTGATGCGTCATAAAATATTCCAGCATATTTAGTCGTGCTTGATTCTACGTATTTACCATAAAATCCAAAGTCTGTGCCATTGCCACTATTTGAGTTTGATAGTCCAGTAAAATTATTATCTGTTACGACGCTACCAGTTTGAGTGGTAGTACCAGATACAACTAAGTTACCGCTAACCGTAAGATTGTTGCTTACTGTAACATCATTTGGAAGACCAAATGTTAGTGTCCCTGATCCTTCATTAACATCTACTTCGTTACTTGTTCCTGAAAAAGTCACTGTTCCGCCAGGAGCTATAGAGGTTGAACTTGATCCATCGGTTACAATTAAAGTGTTTCCTACCTCTAGGTCCACAGTGCCATCACTGTCTTGATAGGTCGCAGTGATTCCTGTTTCTGTATTAGAACTAAACATCGCTCCAACTGTATCCTGCACTACTTCAGTTAAATCTATATTACCAGTCCCGTCAAAACTTACTCCATGAATAGTGCGTGCAGTTTCTAAAGCGGTAGCGGTTGCTGCATTACCTGTTGTATCTTGATTTAGTGTACCAACAACAAGATCTATCGTGCCATCAGAATCTTCATACGTTGCTGTGATACCAGTCTCAGTATTACTTGAAAACATAGCACCTACCGTGTCCTGAACTACCTCTGACAAATCAATGTTACTGGTTCCATCAAAACTAACGCCATGTATTGTTCTAGCTGTTTCTAGAGCAGTTGCTGTAGCTGCGTTTCCTGATATATCTCCAACCACTAAATCTATTGTTCCATCTGAGTCCTGATAGGTTGCAGTAATATCTGTTTCGGTATTACTTGAGAACATAGCACCAACAGTATCTTGTACAACTTCTGTTAGGTCTATGTTTGCTGTGCCATCAAAAGATACACCGTGTATTGTTCTGGCTGTAGCTAAGGCGGTAGCGGTTGCTGCATTGCCTGTAATATCACTTGATGTTAAAGCTATCGTCCCAGTGGTGTTTGGCAAAGTTGCTGTAATATTACCACTAAATGCGCTATGAGCAGGAGCTTGTAATCTTGCATAGTGTGCGTTAGAAGATTCACAGTAAAAATCTACATAAGACTGTGTACCGCCATTTTTAATGGATACAGCACCTTGAGATATGCTAACACCGTCAGACCCACCAAAGGTAGCAGTGCCTGTAAAACTTGGGTTGTTAGCATTGGTTATGACTGGAGCTGTAAGCGTTTTGTTGGTCAGTGTGTCTGTAGTTGCTTTACCGACAAGCGTATCTGTAGCGTCTGGAAGTGTGACCGTTCTATCCGCACTTGGGTCACCAGGAGTCAACGTCAGTTCGAAGCTATTCGCTGTTGAACCTTCAAAGACTAGATTTGTTGTTATTGTTGAATTTATAGCAAGAGTGTCACTTGCTGCATTTCCTATGGTAGAATTTCCAGTGCTTACAAACGAGTCAAAGGTTGCTGTTCCTGTTCCTGTAAGGTTTCGAAATCCTGTAATATCTTTGTTTGAATCAACGACAACCGATTTTGATGCGGTCACCGTTCCTGCTGTAACGTCAGTGGAGTTAGCGCGACTTACTGCGGAATCTATCTGCGCGCCAGTAAAAGAACTTGTAAAATTTGCCATGTGTTTTCCTTAATCAGACTTCATTAATTAAGGAATAGACTACACTTCTAAATTTTTTGTCCTTGCGCCATTTTGCGCGCCTCTGCCTGTGCTTTGTATTCTTTTGATGGGTAATCGTTGCCTTTGAGTTCAAACAGAGGTGCAGACATTAGTTTGGTAGTTTGAGTAGAGCCACAGGAACATGTTGCGACTTCGCCCTTTGCGAGCATAGCCTCAAAGATGTTTCCGCAGACTTTACATTGATAATCGTGAGTGATAAACATATAAGATTGGGGGGCATAAAGCCCCCCATGATCCTATTTACTATGGGTTTCTGAACTCGAAAATACGACCTTCAAAAACAGCGGTAGCGCCATAGACCATATCTGAAACAACTTTAGTTCCAAGGAAGTCAACAGAGTATTCACTCTGGACTCTTGGCTCAAGCTGTCTTGCAGCCATGACGGCACTGGGGTGAATTATATATCCAACCTCTACGCCTGTTGAGGCGTCTGCTCCCATAACAGTGCTAGTAAGCACTCTCATGCCATACAATTGTCCGATTTGACCGTTGTATGTTGGACTTGCCTGTCCTATTTTTGATGCATCGACAAAGTCAGAAATGCTCAATAGAGCAGCATACAATGCAGGGCTAACCACAAGGTTGCATTCGTTTATTGGAACGTCTGCTTCCATAAGGGTTTTCATTCCTCCACGCAATTCTGCTGCTGTGATAGTGTTATCACCAGCTAGAGTAGTGCTATTGGTAGTGCTTGACTCGACCAAGCTTTCGATGTATGAATCGTAGGTTTTAGCTAATGCATAAGCAAACCCAGATACCTCTTTTTCAAAAAGTCCTGGAATACTTTGAGTAGAAGCTAAATCTTCTACGATTTTTGCGACGTATCTGTGCTGATCCATAGTAAGCGTTGACTCACCATGATTGTTTGCAGAATACGTTACGATTGTTTCTGTTGACTTTGCTGCGTCAGAATCTTCTGCTAATTTTGGAATGTGGAACACATCACCCCGACCTTTGACTAGACCGCTCATAGAAGTATCTACAACTTGCTCAAATACAAGAGCGCGCTCTAAATAAGCTTTTACGCCGTCAGACCAACATTTGTTACACTAGGCTTTTTATCCTAGATCCCAAGCTTTCGCCTGGGTATCGGCATACCTTTTCAACTTATGTTGCCGAGGACTCTTGGATACATTATATCTTTTCAGTATCTATGCTCTGCCCCTGACTATACTTAGTATAGCCTTCGGTTCGGGTTGGCTTATCTTTCGACTTAGCGTTCCCGCTTAATTCCTCGGTTACGAGACCAATTTAGTCAATCTCGGGGATAAAATTCGCAGCACTCGACGCATTTACGGATTCACCCGAAAAATCACCTGATAATGCCATGATTATTTATCCTTTATTTTCGCATGTAATTCTGAATGACCTTTGACCAATTTCTTTGTCTTTCATCCTTGTCCATCTCAGCGAAAGCATTCACTTTCTTTTCTGCCATTGGAGTAGAATAGGCTTCATTCGTCCTTACTTTGCCATTAAATTGTCTTGTTACGAATTTTTGAAGTTTGTCCGTAGACAAATCTATCGCAAATTCCTTGTCTTCGTCAGATAGCTGAGACAAAAGTTCTTTACGAACATCTTCTTTGATTTTCTGTCCCTCGTCAGCTAAAACCTTGTACTCATCGCGTTCCGACTTGTACTTGTTTGCAAGCTCTTGCCACTCTGAGTTTTTCTGCATTCTTTGTTCTTCTTGCTCATTGAGTTTAGCCTGCAATTCCTGAAGTTTGGCTTCTGCTTCCTGACTGCGCTTTCTGTACTTTTTTGATTCGTAGATCAGACTGTTAACGTCAGCGTTTTCGTTTACTGTCTCTTGAACTTCTCCCTGTTCTACGGGTTGAGCTTGCTGCTCGACTTTTGCATCTTGTTCCATTATATGTCCTTTTTTTTAGATTTCATAGATCTTGACACCCATGCCTTTAGATCTAATTTCTTGTGAAATTTGCCTTACGATTTGTTTAGACATTTCTCTCATCACCATTTCCTGTACTGGCTTTGGAAGTGGATGCCTTTCGTTTGCAATAGGTCTAGCGCGTTTTTTACCTTTCGGAATATTTAACACTAAACTTGATCCTCCAGGCGCTACGCCACTGTCACGTCTTAAATCAACCCTACCTGAACCTTTAACTCGTTTTCTTCCAAAGATTCCAAGGCTATGACCTTCTGCTTTTGCAGCTTCTCTGGGGTCAGTTATCCCATAAAAAAAACCAGTAGGAGTTGCTTTTATTAATCGCATTGCGTTTAACATTTTGCCAGTCAATGTTAAGTCTGGAGTAGTGCTATTACTGATTTGGCTTTCCCCTTTTTTAGCTGCTTTTCCTGCTGCTTTTTTGCGCTCATAAGCTTTGGTGTACTCTACATACTTTTTCCCACCTGGGCTTACTGGATTTCTTTTCAACTGCCTGATGTGACGTACGTGCGCTTTAACCACGTTTTGACCTAGCGCATTAAAAAATGCTGCTGGAAATTTAAATACCTTTGCCAAGCTAATCATAAAACTGCTCTAAAGTTTGTGGTGGCTTGAACGCCCTACCTTTTTTCTTTGCTTTATCCATAAGTCCTTGATACGCTACTTGAGCTTTCTTGCGTATCTCTCTATCTTGCGTATTCGATGACAAAGGAACCCATTGTCCACGACAATTAATTCCGCCACCGTCAAGCAATGCTCCAGGATATTTTGCTTCTATTTGGTCTGCTGTCATCGCACCTTCTTTAAGCATTCGTATACACACAGGACGTGTCTTGGAGTCTAGTGGGTTTTGATAGATAAGTTTTTGATTTGGATTTTCTTGTAGCTGTAACAAGGTCAATGATCGTGAGTATGTAGCAAGCGATGTTTCTATTATGGTGTTTATTTGCTGAGGTCTTACCAGTAAGTCTCGTTGTAGTAAGTCTTTGAGTGCGTTTCTATCTAAATCTCTTAGAACGCCCTGAACTAACACCGCACGTGAACGAGTAGATAAGTCGTCAGTAAATTTGAGGATTGATGCTTCTTGGATTTGCCGTAAAGATTGCAGCTGTCTTTCGGTCACATTGCCAAAAAAGATTGCGTCATCAAGCAACGTATCGAAGCTACCCATCAGTCTGGTGACTGCTCGCTGCATCTGTAAATCTACCAAGTAATAATCCAGCATAGATATTCCTGCTAGGATTGCAAGGATTTCTTCTAAAGACAACCCTTGATCTTGCAGTTCTTCTACGTCTTGGATGAATTGGTCTTGTGCATCTGAGAAGCTGGATTCAAATTCCTGAACCGCCTGTTCAATCGTTTGTTCGAGCGCCATTAGCTCTGAAGTCTATTTAATAATCTGTTTGGTTGCCCTTCAGATTCATCTACCTCTTGTAATAGCTTTTGTGCGTCTTCTGGCAAAAGGTCTGGATTTTTAAGCATCAAATAAGATTCTCGTGTCGCAAGTTTGTTTTGGAATAACCAGGTATACATGTCACGCTCTTCTGATGGTGACATAATCTGTGGCTCTTCAAAATCTACAAGATAGTTGGGTTCAAGCGATGTGCCTGTTTGTACCTCAATTATCCTGCGATCGATTTCAAAGCGCTCGTTTTCCCATTTGCGCCATACGTCTTCTATGCTGTTCTGAACTTCCTGGAAGTTGTCGATTTCCTGTA